CACTGCACTCGCACCTTCCCACGCCCAGTTGCCACTTGCAGCCGAGATGAGCAGGATCATGTATTTACCCCTGGCGCGAGGGTAGCAACGGTGATTTACACCTGCCGTCCAAACGCCGCTACTGTGAACATTCGATGGCGTAGTGCCAGCAACCAAAGCCTCAATCGCCGCTTTGGCGTTGATGCTCACTTGCTCTGCCGTATCAGCCACCATAACCCTCCAGGTGACATTCACACTCCCAGAAGCGGTGATGCCATGCAACTGAATCAACCTGCCGTAGCTGTTGCTGTTCCCGAGTTGAATTGGACCCAGAGCGACATGCGAGCTGGAGTTCCCAACCTTGAACGGCCAGAACCCCATGCGCTCGGTATCGAACATCCAGGAAACCGCCGCTGACGGTATATGAATGCGCACCGACCGAGTTTCGTGGTCGTATTCCAGCACAGTGGACGCATCAGCAACCCCTGTGAGTTGCTCAGGGACAACATCCTCGGAGATCGCTTGCAGACCGTCACCAGACGCCGACACGGTGTAAAGACCATGCGACGACAGGAAGTAGTACCGATCGAGGTGATCACGGCACCAAGCCTTTGGACCCACCATGCCGACTTCTCGAGAAACGTTTCGCAACGTTCCATCAGCAGTCGGATCCCCCTGAACCACCCAAAGCGAACCGCTCGTTGCCGCCAACAGATAAGCGTCTTTGTGCGGAATCAGTGCCACAATGTCAGTTCCGATCTCTCCAGCCTCGGACAACTGGATAACAAACGGACGCGCCATGTCGCTGACGTCAGCACTCAACGACCAATCGGTGTAAACGCCCTGCCGGCTAGCGAAGATAATCCTTCCCGAAGGACGGATGAATCGATCGCGATAGACGCATTGAGCACCGTGGGACGCCGGAGCGTTTGATCCTGGATCTACGTAAACCACCCCTCCACTGTGAACCGCAGCAACACCAGAGCTCGCAACAATGCGATTCCCGCTGTCGTCTACAATCGCATTGCTACCGCTGACAAAGTAGTTGCTTTGTGTCGCAGGCACCGATCCAGCAGCAGAAGGGGACCAAGATCCTCCACGAAGGCGACCCTGGAAGTCCTCCATGCGACAATTGACAGACCAAGGACTGAAATACCGATCGCGCCTGCCCACTTCTTGACGAAATGAGAAGCGTCGATTCACGCCCGAGGGGAATAGTATCTCTTTGGTTGGCATGTCAACGATTAAGCTGCGGCTTCGAGTCCTGCGGTGGTTCCGTTGCCGGCGATGGTAAACGCCTTCCACGAAGTCGCAGACTCGCAGATGCAAATAACCATCTGGTTGGCAGCAACCGCCGACTCAGCAGCAGCACCAGTGCCTCCGTTAATCGCAATCGTTGCTGGAGCCGTGGTTCGCAACTCGCCTCCAGTTGCCGCGCCGGCAATGATGACGATCTTTCCTGGCTCTGGATTCGGAAGAATCAAGATGTTGTTCGCGTTACCCCAGGTTGGGATGACGAACTGAACCAACCGCTCGTCAGGGATTTGAGTTCCAGCCGTCGAAGCGATCAACGGAACCAAACCAGGACCGTTACTGCTAAACGCACCAAGCAACTCATTCAAAATATTATGCTCCGACATGCTTACTCTCCTTTGAGTAAAAAATCAATCTTTCATGGTGATGCCAGCAACACCCGCAGCGTTGCCGACGATCTTCAAAAAACTTGCGCCAATCAAAGCCGCTGGGAACGCGTAATTGTACCCTGCCGCCACGGTCGACGTAACGTCAGCATTCGAGCCATCCCTGACTTGGGTGTAAACCCCATTGTCAGTCAAGCTAGCATACCAGTTCAATGTCGTCAGAGACGAACCCGCAGGGATATGTACCCTCCCAGTTTCGGAGCTACTGAAATCAATTACTGAACTCGCGGCAATCGAGGTTCCAATCGTCACCGCTGGAATCTGAGCACTGTATCGTTGTGTTGTCACTGAATCTGTCCTCCAATTGTCAACCGTCCAATTCGCTGTTCTCGGCTACGGTAATCATAATCGAAAACGCTACGATTTCCATACTCGCCGCGGGGTGCATCTGGTCCTAAACTTGTCGGACTTGACCGTTCCATGTCATTTCGGATGGCTAAAGCGATCATTTCCAGGAATCGCTTCTCGTGAACGTGCTCCCTCTCCTCGTAGTTGTGCTCTGCCGAAGCCAAGCAAGCCTCCAGGATGACTTGACTCAACATCTCCCCTCCAATGGGGTAGGGGTTTGCTTCGCTCAGATCTACTGGACGCAAGATCATCGGAACCCGCAGGACGTAAGCTGCATCAGGCGCAGGGTAAAACGCAAGCGACTTTCGGCTCCCCACGGTTGGGTCGAATCGATCGGTCCTTACTGAGTAGAAGCAAGGTCGCCCGAACTCTGTGTTTTCGGTCTCGAGCTTTCTAACTGTCGTGTCGTGCCTTTGTTTCACCGATGGATACCATTGGTCTGGACCTGGGTAAAACGTGAGGTCGCTGTCGTTTGCGATCGAATCGAACGCTACGTCCATAGGAATGTCAGTTCTTGCGATCTGATAGGCAGACGCACTTGACACCGTGACAGTCGTATCGTCGAGTGTTACCTGCGAGTTGCTTTGCCGGCTCGCCACTGAGTAGTATTTGCTTGCAAGGCGAATGATTCCGTTTGCCACCCACGAAGGAAACGTCCCTCCAACGAGCGTAACAACACCTGCTGCCACGGTTACAGTTCCCGTTGCGTAGGGTGCCGTAGTCGCCACGTCCACCAAGGGTCTGAAGAAAGACCACTCGTGCGCCGAGTAAACACGCCGCAATCCATCGCTGATGCAATAGCCGATCCGCGTAAGCTGATCAGGCGAAAACGCCGCACCTGCCTCTGCGCCGAACAAATAGTGACCAACCCTACTTACCAAACTTGAGTAGCTTGCGGGACCGCTGACCGAGCTCGTGCGAGCAGGGAAGTCCAGTTCGAAGCGATACGTTGCGCCGTCATAAACAAACTCGACGTAAGCGGTGTAGTCGACATTGACCACATCGCTGAACTCGTACTGGTACGTTCCGGTAGAGACCAAGGTCATTGCCGTTCCATCAGCCACAACTACGGCGTTTGTGTCGTTCCTTTTGACCCCAAAGGTACCCGTTGGATCCGATAGCAATGCGGAAGTAACGTCAGTCGGAACCCCGTCTACCTTGAATACTTTGCGAATTATGCGAGCCATGGCTACTCCAGTGTTATGCTCCGGTCTTCAACCGTGAGATTAGTGACGCCCCCAGCACCACCACCGCTAGTCCAAGCCGCATCTCCGCGATCTCGGATCGCTTCGAGCGAGTCTGTCGTCTCGTTGAAGCTCGCCCCGGCTGCTGTAGCGTTGATCTGCGAGCGAGTGGTCGAGTCAGCGGTCTTACCTGCAATGGCTCCGAGCCAGTTGGCTAGAGACGTAATCCCTGCAAACTTGATCGCAACGGCGGCCAACGCTGTGCTGGTAGCCAAACCGTTTTGGATAGCCGCGATTGAGTGAACGTGGTTGGTTGGCTTGATAATAAACTCATCGCCAACAGTAGGAGCAACGGTAAATGGTTCTTCGACCGTGAACACCCCATTGGTATTAACGTAGCCGAGAATCGGACTGTTCTGCTCGTTGATCGCCGCCGAGTTTGTAAACACCAAAACAGCGTGCTTGAAGGCCCCGGTCGGGTAGTTCACGTTACTCGAAAAGCTCGTGGTCGTTGGCGTCACTGCATTGGTCACAGTACCTTCGACAATCGTGTTTGCCTTCTTAATAATGCTGATGTACTTTGCAAGGCTGTGAGCAACCCCATCGTGATCGTCGACGCTTTCCTCTAGGACAGCATCGGCGATTTGAGCAGCCGTTGGAATGTCCGAAACCGCCGCAGGGTTTGCAGGTAAGTTGACTGTTTTTGCCCCAATTGCATCAGCACTGGTTTGACTGGCCCTACTGCTTACCGTTGCGTTCAGGTTGTCGAGGATCCACTTTCCGATCGAACCAGCAGTTGTTAGGCCCGAAGTAAGAAAATCCCAAAACGATTGGATTGCTCCTGCCGTGAGTGTTGCGACCGTCACTTGACCGCTTGCATTTCCAGTCGGCAAAGCTCCGCTACTTCCCTGCGCGACGTTAGGCAGCGATGTAAGACCTAGCCGAACCGGATCGCTGTAATCCGCTGCATCAAGCTCAATCATCAGGGTGGTTGCAAGCATGTTCGTCACTCCGCGAACACGCAGAGCAACCCACTCGACGCCAGCCTCCGAAGCGTATGCCGCATCCGGGAAATCAACCTCGTAGTTCCCCGCTGGCGATCCATCCGCGACAATGCCACCCGACAGATAGCTTCCGAGCGTTTTTCCTGATTGCGGTGTCACGCTTGTCCAGGTTGACTGGCCTTGTCTGCGGTACTCCATCACCAATCCAGGCGATGCCGACGTAACACCGCTGAGCCCGTCGCCCGTTGATGACGTTGTGTCCGCGAAGAAAAAAGGCGTAGAGAATTGTGTCTTTCCCCTTGTGCGCTTATTGAGACTCACAACAGACCTCCATTCATCGCCCTAGGCAAAATCAAGCCGCCACCGCCACCGCCAAAACTCGGCCCGTCAAACTCAAAGAGCTGATAGACCCGTGTTGAGCTAGCCGCTGCCGTTGCCACCGTGGTAGCTGCCGTTGCCCAGTTCGATAGCTGGCTTGCGTTGGTGTCGTGCAAAACCGCTTTCCAAGCGCCGCTCGATGATTCCACCGCGACATTCGCCATGCCGCTTGGGGCTGTTTCGAGGGAGTTCGCTGAGTTCAATTGCATGGCTATCCCGATGTACCAATTGTCGATGGTCCCAGCCCTATAAACTAGACCGTTAGTCAAAGCTGGAAACGATACCGAAGTGCCTGTTGCATTCGCTCCGTTTGAGGCTGTGCTAAAAGCCAAGATGCCTGTATCAGCTCGTAAGACCTCGCAAAATAACACCGACGCGTTGGTCCACGTGCCGCTAGTTTCGCCCGAAGATTTTGCGATCTTCCAGCCGGAGGTAACGCTCACCCCGCTCGCACCGCTGGAGCTCGGTTGCACCCAGCCGCTTGGCACTGTTGCGGGGGTCGTGTTGTTTCGACCGGCAAAAATAAAAATCAAGTCCCCGGCTTGGTGACTGGGGATAGCGATCGTCGTGGCTTGTGCTGATGCCGATCCGATTCGACTAATTGCCATTAATCACCAAGTCCGGATCGCCATGTTTATGCGCGTCGATCGCTGCCTGAGTCGCGTTATATCGATCTACATTTTGCTGCGTCCATCCTGCTTTT